GGTGCCGCTATCGCCGCTACCCGGGACAAGGCTTGTTTCAGCATCTTCGTCATCATCGGGCTTCCAGTTGGAAAGCTCGGCCAGCGCTTCGTAAACCATATCGGTCAGAATTTGCTCTACTTCCCTTTCTCTCTTGTTCAATATGACTGGCGAGGCTCGCGGCGGCAATGTCAGCATCTTGGCGCGAAATGCGCCTACTAAAGACGACCAGCCGCGTTCGGCATCGGCCAGAGATACCAGTTCGCCTTTCAATCTAGCGGTTTCGATTTCTGTTTTTTCGGCTTGTGCCCTGGTCAGGCGCGTTTTTTCGGATGCCAGATCCCCGGCTTCGCCGTTCAGCATTCCTTTAATGTGCTTTATGTAACCCACGACACACGGGACAATTTCGTATTGTCCCCGGTCTTTCGGCTTCGGAATGATTCCCTCGTTGGCAAGCTGCTGAACGCGCCGGGGCGTCATATCCAGCAGTTTGGCTATGGTATCGACGGAGGCAGTGCTCATGAGGTTGAAACGAAACGAAACCCAGGGAAAAACCTGAAACTAGCGAAATATCGCGGGTACGCCACCCCGCACCTTGTTTTAAACCCCAGGGTCCCCGGCGGATATTCTGCACATCTAACCCGCAAAGCTCTGGACAACACCGCACAATCCCTTAGAGTCCAAGCCATAGCCTGTTTGATCCGCAGATTTTGTGGGCTTCTGCACAAAACAAAACACCCCGCTGGCCATAAGGCAAAGCGAGGTGCTGGAAAACAAAAAAGCCCGGGGGTTTTAACCTGCGAGCTTCTTGGATGCAATTACTTCGAGAATGGGGAAAATATACTGTGTTTCGTGAAGAGTTTCAAGCATAAAAATTATAAATAAACAACCCCGTGGCAATACCACGGGGGAATCGGATAATAAAAGCAACTATTTATTCCCCGCCACACTGGCTGACCTGAAGTTAACTTGCAGCGCTTCCATGTAAATCTTTTCCAATGCTTTATCCGCTGCGATGAGCGCCTCTCGCATGGCAATGAATTCATCCCAGGGTGCGGATACGTCGTGGCCGTCTGCTCGCATTTCGTTGAGTAAGTGCATCAGGGGTGAGATAAATGCTTTGGTATTCGCCAGCATGGACATGTTGAGCCTGGCCGGGTGCTTACCATTCGCGGAGACAAAGCCGGATTGTTCGAGTAGTTTTCGCGGATAGTTGTAACGTTTGGGTTCTGGGGCTGGTAGTGCTTTGGGTGTTTTTCGTTCCAGCGAGATGAAATACCGTCGAATCTGGCGGCCTTTGTCGTTGTTCTCGACCATAGCCAGTTCTTTGGCCATATCCAAGGTGAGATGGTATTCGGTGCGGCGCTTGCCTGCCTTGCCGTCAGACCTATTACATAAATTTATGAAATAGTCCTCGCCATCAATAAAACCGTATTGGTTAATGCGGTGTTTGATCCAATCCGAGAATTGTTGCTGTGACTCCAATGAATGATGCAAATCACGAGCATTGCAAAGTTGAACGGATTGATTACTGAGGGTGCCGGTAAATACCGGTACTAAAGGGGTATTTGTCATGATATGTGCCTCAAGTTCGTTAAACGAACCGCCACTCCCGATGCCAATCGAGGTGGGCGGAACTGAACAGGTTGGCATACTGGTGAGGCACCAGCGGCCTTGCGGCCCCTGCTCAGCCCACCCATAAGCAGACGCACTGAGACACAAAAAAAGCCGCTCAACAAAACGCTGACGGCTATCTGCCGCCTCTTTCAGGATGCCAATCCAGACCACGTTTTTTTCGTGGTAAAGAGAGAATAAGCCCGTGCGGCTGAATTTGTCAACAAAATCGGATTGTTGTAGGCTTCAATCACGATCATTCTTTGCCCAAAACTCACTCAGGATTCTTTTCTTATGGCCATCATCGACCTCATTGAAAAACTCATTAACGAACATGGATCTGCTGCCATACTGAGAGAGCGTCTTCTGCTTCTCAAGGATCAATGCGTTGCTCTCGAAAACGAGCTTCTCGTATGCAGAAATGACATTGCGTCTACGATTAAAAAAGTAAGTGAGCTTGATTCTGAAAATCAGAATCTTAAGCTCGAAAACAGCGCACTTAAGGAGCAATTGCAGTATTTCCATAGTTCAAATCCTCAGAATTATTCTTGTGAAAATTGCGGGTCAAACAAGTTAAAAAGAATCGGCAGCAGACCGCACGAAACCCATGGCATTCTCGGAGTTAAAGAAGCTAAATACACATGCAATGATTGCGGTGCAGAATCATTCTTTATCTTTGACCCTATGCAAAAAGGGACGTGATTGATCGAGATTATCAAGCGCATAGTGTTGACGAACATAAAACCACCCCATCCCGCTCAAACTCCGGCGTCAGAGTATCAATCGCCCGGCTTTCAAGCCCAATCAGTTTTTCACTAACCCGCTTCAATGCATGACGGTATGTACTCTGATCCAACCCAAACAGTTCCGCCATTTCACGGGAAGTAATGCCGTTCGACTGTTTTTTGTTCAAAGCACCGACCGCTTTGGCGATCAAAATATCAACCGCCAGCGGGTTGAAATTCGGGAATGACGGCGCCATCCAATCGCCCAGGCTCATGATTGCTTCTTGGCGCTCGCGCGAGAAAACGAAGCGTTTTTTACCATCGATCGTTGTAGTTTCATTCACCCCATAGCGCGCCTGGATCTCCCACGCTTCCGGGCCGGGCAGTCTGTCGCGCACGATTGCGCGGATCATGGCGCACTGGCCGCGGATTTCCAGGGGAGACAATCCGCTGAAATCCACGGTGGAAGGATCGCCTTCATTCCATATCCCCAGCTCCTTCATGATGGCGCGGATTGCCTTGGACATGATGTTTTCGACGGATACCTCATACGCCTGGATCATAAAGGCGAAATGTAGTGCCTGCGAAGTTGAGCGAAACATAGCCTGATTCATGCGGTTTCCTTGTAGTCTCTGCATCTGCGCCCATGGTTGCGGCGTCTGCCGTTTTCGTCGGACTTGGTGCAAATGATCACATCCGCACCGAAAGCATGCTCAGTGTGCTGATGAATACAACCCCTGCACGTTCTGGCTTCATTGGCCAGCATGATTTGCAGCGGATCGCGAAACATCAAACGTGAGGGGATCTCTTTTTCCATCATGCCGGCAGCAAATCCAGTTCACGCACAATCACAACAACACCTGGCACATCGGCAAATCGTTTTTTCTTGGCAACTTGAACGACTTGGACATCGTCATCCCATACAACGCCGTTCATTCCGTCACATACTGATTTTTCCAAGTTATCGACATCCGGTTTTTTCGTAGCACCGACAAGGCCTTTAATAGCCAGGTCTTTCTTTTTAACCGGCCATGATTTTGGTATAGGCAATCTGATATCCAGCTCCAAAAAAACAGCGCCCGAAATCAATCCCTTTCCTACCATTGCAGTCTGAGCGGAAAGAGCGACCAGATTTTCGTATTTAACCGTCTTTGGGTCGCTGTGGTGAATGATGATAGGCCTCCCACCTTTACCGATAACCGGCTTTCCATTGCGCATGAGCGGAGCACTTCTGTGCCTGCCTTTCCCTTTTGGCAACCCCGGAACAACAAACTGAACTTCATTCATTTCTTGTTTTTCCATTCTGCTTTTACCCTTTCCAAAACCGCATCAGCAAACGCATCGCCGTATAAACTACGCCATGTCTCGATGCACTTGACGCAGTACTCCCGGGTGATCGACCGCTTAATCCAGTCAATGGCTTCATCCAATGTCGGTTGCCGGTATTTTTCCCGCTCACTACGCACCCCCGCCTTCCGTCTTTCCAACCACTTTCCGGCTCAGGATTTCATGAATCTCTGCGAACCTTTTCTTGGCTTCTTCCTGCGAAACTGATGATCTTCCTGGAGAAGGCAAGGCGGTTAACCTGGGTGGAATAGTAGAAGGAAAAATTCCCGATCTAACCTCCTCTATCGTCTTATCCAAAGCCTCTTTCCACCGTACTTTTATCGATTGATACGGGTTATTTTTCAGATCACTTCCGAGTTTTACCGCCGCCCAATAAATCGCCGGATTGCTCCATCGATCCTTGCTGTTATCGCGTAACCGCATTTGCTCAACTGCTTCAAGGAATGCGCGCTCATAGTCAATTGACGGGCGACAGGCCTTGATAAACTCTGGAAATGACGGCGGCCAATCGTACATTGTGATGCACCGTTTTAAGCCTTGCTTAACCTCTTCGAATGTTATTCCTTGCTCATCTAATTCTTCGCCCCAGCACTGCCTCCATGATTCCATTTGACCGGGTGACTCAAACTGATCTCGCCACCGCTTCGGATAAAGCAAATCCAGCCTTTCAAACAGATAATCAATCGGTTTTTTATTTTTGAATCTAGGGGATGTCGTTAACCAAATGACCTTCGATTGTTCTGCTGTCGTCATCGCATTGCTCTCGTTTGTTTCCATAACCATCGCCTCCATTGACATAATCAAAGCCACTGAATTTCTTCCATTTTTTCTGTTTTGGAATCGTGCCTTGCAGCACCTTGCCCTTTGCCTGCGCAGCCTCGGCCCGCTGGCTTTTCACGATCCCGAGAACGTACGCAAAGCCCTTGCCCTTGTCCTTCGCGGTACGGGCAGCGTGCATGAATTCATCAATCGTCGCACCGGCTTCGATCAACATCAAAAGCTTCGGATGTGCCGGGTTTAGGTCAATAATTCCGATTTTTTTGAGTTCGAGGCACACGCTTGCCGCTGGGGTTGGCTCCCTACTCTGTTGGGAGGGATAGACAGTGTGTGTTATATCTTCTGGTTTATGGTTATTGGTTAATGGTTCTTGGTTATTGGTTATAGCCATTGCAGGTGCGTTACAGGCGCGTTCCTGTTCCGTTACAGGTGCGTTACAGGTATCAACGTTTCCCGTTTTGGTCTTGTTACAGTGCTGTTTATGCAATTCCCTGAGCGGCCCCATCAAAATATCCCATTTAGGCACTACCCCCGCTTCGCGCAAATCAGCAAATAATTTTTTTCTTTCTTCGCGATGCCTTCTTATCCGATTCTTCTCACCATCTTCACGTAATTGATTGTTTTCTTCCTGAAAAATATATGACTGAATTTCGTCAAACGCCCGTTGGTTTATCCAGCCATCATCAGTTAAAACAAAAAATTCATTTAGAATCTGTTCTACATCTTCCTGGTAGTCTTTTAACACCAATAACCTGCACATTGACTTCATGTCATTGGGAATCGGTTTTTCGTGCAAATATTGCCAATCCAACAACCTCCGATAGCAAATATCTTCGATAGGCGTTAAGTGCTTCGTGTGGCTTTGATAGTCGGCGATGTTGAACTGGTAGTAATGCAATTTATTTATTCCAAAGGTTGATTAGCCTGCTCATCCAATGCTTTCAGCAAACGCATTTCTTCCGCTTTCCAGTAACCTTCCATCTGTTTGCTTTCCAGCAAACGATCGATCAGCGCATGGCCGCGGGCTGCGTATTGCTCATCCAGCTTGTTGATAAGCAAGCCATTCGCCCATGACTGCACATCATCATAAGCACGCATCGATTCACGCGATGCCTTGGCCAACTCGATCATGGCGTGCTTGTGTTTTCCCAACAGCATGAAATATTCGTCTTTTGTCATGACATTCTTCCTGTTAAATTATTTATTCCCCGCCGTACTAGCCGATCTGAAATTAACTTGCAACGCTTCAATATAAATCTTTTCCAATGCTTTATCTGCTGCTATGAGCGCCTCGCGCATGGCAATGAATTCATCCCAGGGTGCGGAAACGTCGTGTCCATCTGCCCGCATTTCGTTGAGCAAGTGCATTAATGGGGAAATGAACGCCTTGGTATTCGCCAACATGGACATATTGAGCCTGGCTGGGCATTTACCATCCGCCGATACAAAGCCGGATTGTTCGAGTAGCTTGCGCGGGTAGTTGTAGCGTTTAGGTGGTTCTGCCGGTTGCAGCGGAAGTGACTTTTGTTTTGGGTTTGGCTGCGACAAAAACACCCGGATAACTTGCAAATGGAATGCTGCACTGATCCAGGCGGCGTAGGCGATTACCAGTTCGCGGCAGACGTAGGTGCCGCGATTGGGGCCACCGTGAATGGTTCTTTCTGCAAGGCTCATTTCTGAGCTTTGGATTTCTGCGATCAGCGCCTGCGTGCTATCAAGACGCATGAAATTGGCAGTCTTGTAACTATCTTTACCGCCAGCAGCTTTGTGTAAATCGTTGAGGGAATAAAGTCCGTCGAGTTGACGAATTTTGGTCGTGAGAATGGT